TTACTTCATTATTTGAAAATTTATAACCATATTGATTTAACATTTTATATGTTTTATTATTATATACTACTCTTTTCATTAATAAGCACCTGCCGTTCTTAAGTTTCTTGCAACTGCTGGAGCCACCATTCTTCCTACTTTGTCACCATCCATATTTACATCTCCGTTGACTTCTATGTAAGCTGTTAGCATTTTATTTACGTTTGCTGTTGTGCTTAGATTAGCACTTAATTTTTGTGTTTCAAAATCTACAGCTGAACGCATTTTTTTGTATACTGCACCTATGCTATCGTTAAATCCCTCTCCTATTCCTAAAGCTAAATATTCTCCAATTTCATCTCTAAACAAAGTAGATGGTGAATGTATTCCAAAGAATGATTTGAATTTATTAAGTACGGCATCCTTGAAGCCTTTAATTTTTTCAAATAACCAATCTTTAACATTACGAATACCATTCCATATTCCTTTTACTATATTCTTTCCAATTTCCCAAAAGCTTGAAATATAATTTCCAAAACTTTTTACTATTCCACCTATTATTTGTGGTATTTTCGAAAGAGCTTGAGGCAAGGCTTTTATTAAGCCTTCTGCTAATTTGACAATTAATTTAAATCCTGCTTCTGTAAATTTAGGAATATTTCTTAATATAGCATCAACTAATTTTACAGCAATAACTGGTATCTTTTCTATAAGCATAGGTAAAGCTTCAATTAATCCATCTGCTAATCCTAATATTAGTTCTATACCTGCATCAATAAGCATATCTATATTGTCCAACAAGCCTTCTACAACAGTTATTATACAATCTACAGCTTGCGGAATTAACGAAGGCATCATTTTAGCCATTCCCATAATTAATTGTTGTATTAAATTAATTCCTGCCTTAATAATCAGTGGAAGTTGTTGAATTAATCCTGTTAATAATGTTTGAACAATCTGCAATGTTGTTTCAACTATCATAGGCATATTTTGTATTATTCCATTTAATAAATTTTCTAATAATTTCTTTCCTGTATCAAGTATTTTAGGTAAATTATTAGTTATGTTCTTAATTATGTCTGGAACAGCATCTCCAACAATTCTGACTATATTATCTACAGCAATCATTGCACTATCAACTACTTGTCCTAAATCTCCTGAGCCACTTAAAAAATTTTCCCATGATGATTTTAAAGATGCTATACTTCCTGTTAATGTTTTCTCTGCTTCTAAAGCTGTTGTCCCTGTTATGCCTAATTCTCCTTGTATTACGTGAATAGCTTCATATACATCACTTAAATTGTTTATATTGTATTTTATTCCTGTAATCTTCTGAGCATCTTTTAATAAACGCTCCATTTCTGTTTTAGTTCCACCATAACCTAGTTTAAGGTTATCCAGCATTGTATAATTCTGTTTTGCAAAACCTTGATATGCATTTTGAATACTTGCCATATCTGTTCCCATTTTATTTGCATTATCAGACATATCTACCATTGCCATATCAGCAATTTTCGCAGCCTTATTTGTATCTCCTGCAACACTCTGTAAAAGTGAAGCACTAAATGACGTTACATTTTGCATATACTCATTAGCACTTAATCCGGCTGTTTTATATGCATTTTTTGCATTTTTTATTACTTCATCAGCACTATCTTTAAAAAGAGTCTCGACACCACCTATTGATTGTTCAATTTCTCCTCTAGCTTTTACACTTGCAGTTACTATTCCTGCAAATCCTGCTGCTACAGCTCCTGTTGCTACTGTTAATGCCTTTAACCCAGTTTTAGCTATACTGCCTAATGTGCTAAGTCCTTGTTTAAAACCTTTGTTATTTAAAGAGGTATCTATCGTTACTGAACCATCTGCCATTTCGTCCTCCTTTCCATAAAAAAAGAACACTAAAGTGTCCTATTACCAAAAAGCACTTCCAAAATCTGCTTCTTTTTCTTCCTGAGTTCTCATATCAGGCAATTCATACAATTTCTGCAACTTTTTATATCGTTTCTTTTCTTCTTTGTCTTTTATTTTAGATAAGTCTATAGCTCTATATCCCATTATTTCTACTATTCTATTATCATTTTTTAAAGATTCAAACATTGCTTTAAATTTCCACCAATGCAAATATGGTATACTATTTAAGTCAATATTATATTGGTCTTTAAATGCACTAAATATTAGTTCATCATCAAATTCATAGCTATAAATTTGCTTTGATTTTTCATTTCCTTGACTAGCCTTTTTTTCTTTTCCTGCACTATAGAACCATATCATATCTTCTATTGCCTTATCGATTTGTTGAGGCATTTTGTAATAATAAAGATTAAAAGCTAATAAAACTTTTTCTTTATCTGGAATTTTATTGTCTTGCATCAACAATTCAAATTTTATACTTTCTCTAAAATCTGTACGAATTTTAAACCCTGATGGAGTGTATGTTGGAAGTTTATCTAATATTAAATTCATTTTCTTCTTCTTTCTTTTCTTGGTTGATACCTTTGATAAATTGACTCTAAATCTCTTGAATATTTTATTTTTTCATTTAAAATATCTTGGAATACTTCTGTGTGTTCTTTTAAACTCATTTTTCCATTAAATAGTTTTTCTGAAACTCCCTCACCAAATACGTTATCTAAAAATTCATTGATTATTTGACATTCTAATCTTATTTCTTGGCTCATACTTAATTCTTCTTCTTGATGCTTTTCAGTTTCCTCTACTACTTTTTTATATGCATTTTCTAATTTCTCTACATTATCAGCATCTAAAAAATCAAATTCTACTTCTATATTTTTAAGTTTCATAATTCCTCCATTTTAAAAAAGGCAAGTTAATTCCTTGCCTTTTATTCTTGACTTTCAGCAAAAGTTGCTGTTAATCCATCAGCACTTATTGTTGCTGTTCCCTTTGTGAAAGTTCCATTTGCGTGGAAGTTTCCGCTATATGTATAAGCTTCTGTGTCTGTTCCGTCTGAATCTGGATTAATATCATAACTTCTATATTTTGCTTCATTAGTTATTGTGTTTACTGATAGAATTTCGCAAGTTTCTTCAACTAATTCATCATCATGAACTTTAGCTACTTTTTCGTGAACTGCATTTCCAACAATTCTGTCAAAAGTATAAGGTATATTTGGAGAATATCCTGTTGTTGTTTCTCTTTCAAAATTCTCATCAATATAACGTCTTGAATAAGTGCTTGAATTTAGTTCTTTTCCTCCTGCTGTAAATCCTTGCATTCTTGTCCATACTTTTGCTTGAGCTGTTCCAGTATTCATAAAGTTTACTATATCTGCTCTATTGTATATTTTTAAAGCTTCTGGCATTTTAATTCCTCCTTATTAAAAAAATAAAGCCGTCTTTATGACAGCTTATAATATGTGAAATTCATTTGAATTATATAGATTGCTTGAGTTTCTTTTTTCTGTAAGACATAATTAGGACTAGTACACTCTATTGAAAAAGCTCCATCTATTTCAGGTAAATTACGTAATCTGTTTTGAGTTTCAACCCATTCTATAAAGTCTTCTCCAAATTGAGAATTAGTTAAATTATCTATAATAGCTGGACTTAAAGGTAGTTGAATTGTAAAATCAAAAGTTATTTGATATTTACCTCCAAAACCATCAATAAACTTTTGAGTTCGAGGCTGTGTTGGTGTTTTATCTATTGAATATGAATATACTTTATCCCCTAAATAATCAACATTTAATTTTCCATTGTTTAAGTAAGGACATGTTTCTGTCCATTCCTTAATTGCTTCCATTTTACTCATCATTTACCTCCATTTTTTATAAAGTTTTCTACGTCTTTAATTATATCTTTTTTACGATCGTTCATCATTCTCTTTTCCCATTCTGCTCCTCGCTTTGGTGCTCCTTGATATTTTAAAGGCATATTTGAAATAGTACGTTTAACCCCTTTTGGTCTACTAGGTCCAACTGCCTTTTTACCTTTATACATATAATGTGCATAAGGACTTGTGTAACGTATTTCATGATTACTTGGATATGTCTTTGTGTTTTTTAGTGGTCCACTTGCCATAGGTATATATGGATCACATAACCTATCCACATCATCTCTTAAAAAACGTGTTACACCTCCGTTTTCGTTTAAGCCATGGTCTTTTATAATCTTATTAGTACTATTTAATTTTAATTTCATTGTAAACATTAAACATCAACCTCTATTTTTAAATGTTGAAGTCCACCTTTACGATTATCAGCTACACTTGTTATTCTAAAAACATCATATTTAGAAACTAAATCAGCATAGCCTGTAAAATCTTCGTTTACTTTTCCATTTACAACATAGCTATTACCTTTTAAAGACCACATTTTATCACTTAATAACCCTTCTAGTACAAAATCAAGTATATTTGTATTAGTTTGATTATAAGTATAAATAGCTAAAGAGTTGCCTATTTTTGCATATTGACTTGGTATTGTTATTGAACCACTTGAAACTCTTTGTATACCTTCTTCTGTCATTCTAGTTGCTATCGAATGTCTAAAATAAACATTTTCAATTATTACCTTATCAAATTCTTGCGAGTCTTGGTTGAATAAGAATAATGTAACTGTATCCTTAAAAAACTTACCATTCATTTAACACACCCCACAATACAATAACGGATTTCCGTCTATTCCTACAACATTCCACAAATATTGTTTTAATGTAGAGTATTTTTTTTCGTCATAATCCTTTTTTATTTCTTCGGGTGTTGAATAGCTTTCACTCCAACCTTCTATATTTTGTGATTTCAAATTTCCAATTTCACTTAATTTGTTTTCTTCTTCGTTAATTAAATTAATTATTAAGCAAGTAACATATTTTACTTGCTCTGGAATATTGTTTATATCAATTCTTCCAAAAGTTTTGTAATTAATATAGTTACTTGCTTCAATTACTAAATTATTAAAATTGTCAGGTATGCTTGTCACCCCTAACAACTTTTTATATTCTTCGTTATTTATGTATTTAAGCATACCTTACCCTCCTTAAACTGAAGCAACAGTTTTTACTATTACAGCTTTATTGTTTGTAACTGCGTTAGCATAAACCATTCTACCTTCTAATTTAGAAGCTCCAACATGTTTGTCATCTTTGATATCAACAACTCTTGGGTTGATTTTCCATTCGTCAATAGCTTTACACCAATCTGGAGCTATTACCATATATTGTACATTGTAAGCTGATAAGTCTTGTGTATATGTATCACATCCGTTTACTCTTCCTACAACACCATTTCTTGCTAATTCAGCACCTATTTGAGAAGCTGTATTAGAAAATTTGTCATCAGTTAATAGTAATACTTCTGTTTCACTATCTATAATAACTTTAATTCTTGTAGCATCTACTCCTAATTTCTTTAATTGAGCTATATCTTTTAAGATATCAGCATATATTGTAGCAGATGTAGAATCTGTTCCTTGTGTTTTAGATGCTGTGAAGTTTCCTGCAGTTGTTAATACTGTTATAGCATCTCCTTCCATTGTTTTTGCAATAGAATAAGCTCCTGATTCCATTCTTTGTGCAACTAAATTGTCTGGAACAGCTTCAGCTTCGTATCCGTCTATTAATTCATTTAAAGCTTTATTCTTATTAATTGGAATATCTAAATATGATGTTGCAGATGTTGTTAAGTTTACACCAGCTACTACATCATAGTCTTGAACTGCTACATCTGTATTTCTTACTGGAACTTTAACTGCTCCTGCTGTAGGGTCTCCTTCATAATCTCTTGTAAACAAACTTCTTACTCTTAAGTAAGGTCTCATTAATTCAACAATAGTTTTTGCATATCTTTCTTGTCTTTCATGTGTACCATTTAATGGTGTTACTGTATTTGCCATTTTTCATTCCTTCTTTCTTTTAAATATTCATTTCCGGGTGTTTAGCTCTAAGTATTGCTAACACTCCATCTGTTTCGTTTGAGCCCATAGTCTTAACTGGTGCACCAGTTGCTTTGTGCTCTGTAAGTTCTTCACCCTTTATGTATTTAGGGTTGTCTTGTAAGAACTTAGCTAAATTCTCCTCGAACTCGCCTTCCATTTTGCTGACTTTAAACAAAATGTAATCAACATCATCTACATCCTTTACTCCTGCTCTTAATACTGCATTTTCTTTTTGTAATTGAGATATTTCATTTACTTTTTGTTGATATTCAGCTTCCTTTTCAGCTTGTTTTTGTTCTGCTGTTTTTTGACTTTCTTCCCAAGCTTTATATTTGGTTAAATCAATGCCTTCATATTTCTTTTCAGCTTTTTGTTTTTCTTTTTTTAACATTGAATTTACTTCTTCTTGAGTAAATGTCTTAACAGCCTCCTCAGTTTTTTGTGTAGATTGAGTATCTACTTTTCCTACTTCTTCGTTAGTTACAACTTCTGTAGTTTTTGTGTTTTCTTCCATAATTACCTCCGTTTTAAGTCAATAGAGTTGACTGATTTCCTTTGTTGTTCTTTAATGCCTTCAGCAAAGTAAAAAGGCAATAAAAAAAGACTAGATTACTAGCCTTGTATTATCTTTTCTAAATCCTGTTTGTTCTAAGAAGTTATTTAAGATTAAATTGTTATTTTTCATATTGTTTCTTATTTCTCTTAGCTGTCTTTGCGTTTCTTCAACATCTATATCGCTGTTACCTGTTAATAATCCTTGAAGTCCTGCTATATCTTTTTTATTTTGACGTATTTTTCGTTCCATTCCTCTTTGAATTTGAGTTGCTTCATATTCAGACATTTCTTGTCCATTATAGTTGACTTTTTTGTTGTTTAGTTCTCTTAATTCGTTGTTTGTATAGGTCTTAGTTGAACCTTTGTAATAAGGAAACCATGTATGTCTACAATTTACTCCTTGAAAACCTGTTGCTGTTCCGTATCCTATATCATCTAAACTTAAATATCCTGCTTGTCCACTTCTACTAACTATCTTACCTTGCCATTCTGCGTGTTCTGGTCTAGCTCCTCCATGTGCTGACAATTCCATTAAATCCCAATTCATATCTTGAGCTCTAAGCTCTTGCATTTTTCCACAGGTTTGATTTACACTTGTTATAATATTCATTCTCGTAGCAACTTCTATACTTCTTCGTTGTCCACTAGGATATTGAACATAAGCTCCATTTTTTGATATATCTTTTACTGTATCCACAATCGCTTGTGAGTAGCTTTTAACTCCTGTACTAACTTCCATATAGCTTTTGTTCATTGCTTCAATAAAATGCATTTGAGACGTTCCTGCAGTTGTTTGAACTAAGTTGCTTAAATTATAGTGAGTTCGCTCTGCTTCTGCTGACATTAGTTGCATTAAACTTCTACTTCTTTTTAATGGAACAGGATTTAGCCCTGCTTCTTTATAAATCATATCATCACGGCTTATTGTCTTTATCCCTGCATCTTCAAATATCTTTAAAATTTCACCTTTTGTTTTTTCATTGTATTTGGCAACCATTGAAATGATATCTTGATATAGAACTCCCATTTCTTGTAATATAACTGCATTGTTATAGACTACTGTATTAGCATATCCAACGTTTGCAATTCTTTCTGATATTTCTTGTATTATTTCAAGCTCCAAATCCCCATATAACTTAACGGCTTCTTTTTCTAATAATCTAAAATCATTTTCAGTTAGCATATTATTCCTCGCTTACATTAAAACCAAAAGCTTCTTGATTGCTCATTTTTTCTTCTTCTATTCTTTGTAGTTCAAGTTCTGCCTCTTCTTCAGTCATTCCCTTTATGTCCATTAAATAAGATTTCTTGCTCTTTAAACCTGCTGCAACTTCTTGTTGTGCTCTCATTTGCTCTGTGTTTTTATCTTCTATAATGCTATCATCTGGAACTATCGTTATTTTTGTGTTCTTTATTCCTTCCATTTCACATACTACTTTGATTAAATCATACAAGACATCATTTACTATAATGTCGTAGTGTACTTTAGTTCTAAAAGCTTCTGAATTTTCACTTATAACTTCTGTAGCTGTTTTTACTCCTGTACCATCAAATTTATAAAAATTACTTCCTAGTCCCATATTAGAGCTTAACCAATTTAATTCTGCATTTATTCCGTCTATATGTTCTTGTGCTCTTAAATTAAAGTCTATTTCTTTAACTGGTTGGTCTTCCATTCCGTTTATTCCAACATAAGCTTCATCTTCTGTATCAAAATATTGAACTAAATGTGTATTGCCTTCTGTGTCTGCAGTTGTTGTCGCCTTCATTGCTGTTGGGTCTACAAGTATCCTTTTCTTTCCTAACTTAAATTCCTTAAAGAAACTATCATACTTCATATCTATTGCTTTAAATCTGTCTATGCTATTTGCTAATATTGATATTCCCATAGGGCTATCTGTATCATAATTGTTAGCTAGATTAGGTTTAAATACTTGAAAACGTGGTGTAGATGTTTCTACTTCTTCCACTTCTTTGACATTAGGAAACAATGTGCTAAATTCAATTTCTTTTCCTAACTCTGTTTCTGTACTTGACTTATAAAGCTCGTTTAATCTTCTATATATTCCTTTTTCATATTCGTGGTATGTAATATGTGTATAATATGTCTTCTTATCTTTCCTTACTTTCTCTGAAAATCTGCTTATAGTTACCAACCCACTTATATATGAGTTTGTATATTTATACGGAATTACCACGTCTCCTAATAAGTAATCTATTATTGTTTTATCTTCATTGTCCTTATACTCTATTAATACTCCAGTTCCTAATGCACAAGCTTTTTCCAAAAAAACAGGAAAGTTTACAGTAAATGAATTTTCTTTACTATCTAAAACTTCCCACAATTTTTTAGTCGCTTTCTGATTACTCAATTCTATTCTTGTTTTTTCTGTCCACAATAATTTAGCTATATCTTCACATACCTTTTTAGGCATATTCATTGTAAGCCTTTCACATTTAACAGCCTTGCCATTTACTTGTGCTGTATAGTAGTGAAAGTTATTTACATTTCCTCTATACCAGCTTTTCCATATCTGTTGAAAATCATATATACTTCCCACAACTAAGTTAATCCCTTTTTTATTTAAAACTTCAGCTATATTATTATATAAATCCATTTCTTTCCTCCTAGTATTTTAATCCTAGTTTTTGTAAATTATCTTTTATCCAATATTGAAAATTATCTTGTGTATGGTCTCCATAACTGTATGCATAATCTTTCGTGTATGTATTGTAGTATTTTTCAGAGCTTAAAAA